GTAACACAGCTGAAATCTCTTATTTAGCTGGAGCAAGTCCAAACTACATATCTAGAACAACTCTAGATGACGGTACGTTAGGAACAAGTGCTCAACAATTAAAAATCGTAGGAGTGTCAAGAGACGAAGAGAACGATGATTTAACATCTGCAAACGTTGTTTGGAGAGTTGTAATCAACGAACACTTCTTTAACACTCAAACAGGTATCTAATAAGGAGTAATAAACTATGGCGATATCACGTAATCAACTAGTCAAAGAACTAGAGCCAGGTTTGAATGCTTTATTCGGCCTGGAGTATAAACAGTATGAACAAGAACATGCTGAAGTATACACAACTGAGTCATCTGACAGAGCTTTTGAAGAAGAAGTTATGTTGTCAGGTTTCGGTCAAGCACAAGTTAAACCAGAAGGTTCTGGTATTGTGTACGACTCTGCTCAAGAAACTTTCACAGCTAGATATACTCACGAGACAGTAGCTCTTGGGTTCTCTATCACTGAGGAAGCGATTGAGGATAACTTGTACGACAGACTTGCTTCAAGATATACAAAAGCTTTGGCAAGATCTATGGCTCAAACTAAACAAGTTAAAGCAGCTGCACCATTAAACAATGGTTTACCTGGAGGAAGTTTCAATTCAGGTGATGGTGTAACTCTTTTCAACACGCTTCACCCAACTATTAATGGAACTTTCAGTAATACGTTGGCAACTGCTGCGGACTTAAACGAAACTTCATTAGAACAAGCAATGATTGACATCGCTGCTCTTACTGATGAAAGAGGTTTAAAGATCGCTGCGAAAGCTGTTAAAATGATCGTTCCATCTGCTCTTCAGTTTACTGCAGACAGATTAATGAACTCTGCTCAAAGAGTTGGAACTGCTGATAATGACATAAACGCTATCAGAAACATGGGCATGGTCCCTGGAGGTTATGTAGTAAACCACTACTTAACTGACACTGATGCGTTCTATATCACTACAGACGTGCCAAATGGAATGAAGCATATGGAAAGAGCTCCATTAACTACAAAAATGGAAGGCGATTTCGATACTGGAAACGTAAGATACAAAGCTAGAGAAAGATACGTATTTGGCGTATCAGACCCTAGAGGTATTTTTGCATCACCAGGTGCTTAATCAATAATTTTGAGGCGGGACACAATCCCGCCTCAATTCAAATATAGAAAGAAAAAACCATGAAATTTAAATATCTCGTACAAATATTCACTAAAAAACTACAAACTAAATTTAATTTTGAATCTGAAAAAGAAGTAGATTCAATAGATATCGTTCATAAACACATCATTGACTTTCTAGGAAAAAATGATATAAATTGGGAACCAAATGATTTACAATACTCAAGTACTGTAAATGATTTTTATATAACCTATGAGGAGGTTAAGGATGGCCCAAGGCAAGATGGCGTTGTTCGCGAGGAAAATACAGTTCGAGTCTAAATGGAATGAACTGTTTCTTAAAAACGGCGGAAACATAACACCAGAAATGTCAGTGCTAGGAGATGCGATCAAGAAAACGATCAGAGAAATCTTAGCAGAACAAGCGAGCCCTAAAAACCCTAAAGACGAAGAAGTTCATCTTTACGCCGGTTAATTAAGGACTCTACAGCATCGGAAAACACCTTTTTCCTGTAGGGATTTCTTGCACTTTTCTATAATTTCATATATAAATTAACCACTATACATAAATTGATATAGACGAGTATAGTCGATTGGCCTAACAACTATATCAATATAATTAGGAGGATAAAACTATGGCAACAACTACATTCCAAGGTATCGTAAGATCAAACGGCGGTGCTGGAAAAGGAAACGCAACACCAAGTGTTGTAACAATGTCTGAAGTAATCTCTTTCAACGCTGCAGGTTCAAACGTAGCAGTTAGAATTGGTACATCAGCAACAGTAGGTAATACATTTAAATTACCAGTGGGAGCTATCCCAATTTCATTTTTAGTAGTAGGAGTATCAACAGGTGCTGGCTCTACTTGTGATGTTGGATCATCAGCTGACCCAGATGGTTTTTTTAATGAAATCGCAACAGTAACTAAAGGAACTCTTAAAGGAGCAGATGGTGCTTTAGCAGTAGCAGGTGGAATCACAGCTATTACTGAAGTTACAGCTTCAGCAGGAGCAACTGCAGGAACTGGAACAGTTACAGGTGTATTTACATACGCTATTGTTGACTCTGGCGCAGAGAGTAACTAATAATTAATTTAATGTGGGGCTCCGGCCCCACATAAATTTTTAAGGAGAATATACATGGGTATGAAATCAGATGTTAAAGCAATTAGAAAAACAGATGCAACGTCTGTCTTTGCTGGTAGAACAAGATTAAGAGGAATCATTGTAGAAAACGATGGTACAACTACTCAATCTATAACTTTGCAAGACGGTAATTCTGTTACTCAATTTGAAGTAAGCTGTCCAGCAGGAGATATTTTTTCTTTCAATATTCCTGAAGATGGAATTTTATTTGAAGGTGGAATGACAGTATCTGCTATTGGAGCTGACGTTTCTGCTACGATATTGTTAGACAAGTAGGAGGCTAAATGGCTAACACTACTTCTGGAACAACAACTTTTGAAAAAGGTTTTTCTATATCCGACATTATAGAAGAAGCTTATGAACGAATTGGTATTCAAGGTGTATCTGGTTATCAATTAAAAGGTGCAAGACGTTCTTTAAACATAATGTTTCAAGAATGGGCTAATAGAGGTTTGCATTATTGGGAAGTTGGAAATAATTCAATTACATTAGTTGATGGTCAATCAGTTTATACTATATATAGATCAACAGCAGATGGTACTTCTGATGCAACTGCTATTTATGGTGTTGATGATATTTTAGAAGCATCATATAGAAATGCATCTAGTGTAGATACTCCACTTACAAAAATTAATAGATCAACATATCAAGCTTTAGCAAATAAAACTTCTGAAGGTACACCTTCACAATATTTTGTACAAAGATTTATAGATAAAATTACAATCACTTTATATTTAACACCAGGTTCAACTGAAGCTGGAAATTTTTTAAATTTTTATTATGTCAGTAGAATCCAAGATGCCGGAGCCTATACGAATGATGTAGATGTTCCATATAGATTTGTACCTTGCATGATTGCAGGACTTGCTTATTATTTAGGAATCAAGTTTGCACCGGATAGAGTTCAAATGTTAAAAATGTTATATGAAGATGAATTAAATAGAGCTTTAACTGAAGATGGTTCTTCTTCAAGTTCTTTCATAACTCCAAAAACTTATTATCCAAATGTCTAAATTATCTAGAGGAAAATATGCACAAGCAATATCAGATAGATCAGGTATGGCATTTCCTTATAATGAAATGGTTAAAGAATGGAATGGCTCCCTGGTGCATGTATCCGAATTCGAGCCTAAGCAACCACAATTAGAACCAACACGATTTACCGGTGATCCACAAGGTTTAGATAATGCAAGACCTGCAAGAACTGAACCTGCTACAGAAAACTTATTACCAAGTGATCCATTTAACATTACATCAGGATCTACAACAATTATAGTTACAGAACCAGGACATGGAAGAAGTACATCAGATACTGTAGTTTTTAGAAATGTAGATGGAAGTCCTGGAGGATTAGCATATACAGTGTTTGAAAATGCATCAGGTTATGTTATAACAAAAATCAATAGTAATAAATATTCATTTACATTAGGAGCTACTCCTACTGTGACAGAAAAATCAGGAGGAATGACTGTAACAGCAGGACCTGTTACATTAACACCATAATGGCATATACTTTAACAAATTTACAGGATGATATTCGAAACTACACTGAAGTAGATAGTGGAGTTTTAACTACAAGTGTTTTAAATACGATAATTAAAAACGCTGAAAATAGAATTTACAGAGAGGCTGATTCTGATGATAACAGATTTTATGCAACATCAAATTTACAAGCTGCAAATAGATATGTCACTATTCCATCTGATTTAAGATTTATAAGATATGCTCAACTTACTGATGCATCAGGTAATCAAGTATTTTTAGAAAAAAGAGATACATCATTTATGACAGAGTATTATAATACACCGGGAACACAATCAGGATTACCTAAATATTATGGTAATTGGGATGCAAATTATTGGGTTGTAGCACCAACACCAGATAGTACTTATTTAATAACACTAGCATATACAAAACAACCAGCTTCTATAACAGACTCCCCTGGAAATACAGCAGGTACTTATGTTTCTAATAAATATCAAGATTTACTTTTATATGCGTCTCTGGTAGAAGCATATGGATACTTGAAAGGTCCAGCAGATATGTTACAATACTACGAAGGATCTTTTAACAGAGCT